GTACGGGGCATCCATAGGGTACGGGGCATCCATAGGGGACGGGGCATCCATAGGGGACGGGGCATTCATAGGGGACGGGGCATTCATAGGGAACCGGGCATCCATAGGGAACCGGGCATTCATAGGGAACCGGGCATCCATAGGGGACGGGGCATTCATAGGGGAAAATTCCAAGCCCAAGTGTCTGTTCATTATGGGAACGTCCGGTCACGGGGTAGCTTATTGGGGACAAGAAGAAATACAGATCGGTTGTATTAAAAAAACCTTTGTTGAATGGGATGCAGAATATAAGGAAGTTGGTAAAGAAAATTCATACAAAAAAGATCAGGTCGAAGAATACTTTTCTTATATTCAAATGGTCAAGGCTTTTCACGAAGCCAATAAAAAATAACCCCTAAAAATTTACAGAATGGAAGAAATGAAAATCACTTCCGTCACGGACGTTGAAGTATTATCAACCCTTGTTCACACAGAAATTGACATTCAGATCGCAACAGCCAAGAAGTACCCCCGGGCTGAATTGGCCGTCATTATTAAAAAAATAGAAGACCTTGTTTTCTTGACTGAAGACATTACCGAAAGTTGTGCATACGCTTTACCCAGGAAGGAACGGGATAAGAAAACGAACCAATGGACAACGAAGATCATTTCAGGGCCAAGTGTTCGGTTCGCTGAAATCGTTGCACATTGTTACGGGAACATTCGTTGCGGGGCAAGGGTAGTCGGCAACGATGGCCGGAAGATCACTTCACAAGGGTTCTGTCACGATCTTGAAAGCAACGTATTTGCAGCCTTCGAAGTTCAACGCAAGATCACAACTTCAACAGGTCAAACCTATTCGGAAGATATGCAGATCATTACAGGCAATGCAGCTTCAAAGATTGCTTATCGTGTTGGAATATTCAGCGTCATCCCGGCGGCTTTGGTTGCTGTTGTATTCGATAAGGTTCTGAAGAAGATAAAGGGTAAAGAAGAAGACTTGCCCCAACGACGTGAAAAGGCAATCAGTTGGTTCACTTCAAAAGGCGTGACGGACGTTCAGATATTCGAAGCCCTGGGTATAAAGAACGCTGAACAAATTGATCTTGAAAAATTGCAAATACTTTCCGGGATGAAGACTTCGATCAATACCGGTGAATTCACCGCCGAAGAACTATTCCCGCCAATTGGGGATGATAAGAACAAAAGCAAGGCAGGGGCGGCAACTGATTCAACGCTTGGTCTATTCGACGGACAGGACAAAAAGACCAATGGCAAAAAGAAATAATTCTCTTCCTTTACCGAACAGACAGCAATGAATAAGAAAAATTTGATCCTGACTTCAACGGTCGGGATGAACCGGGAAGAATGGCTTGCCTTCAGGAAGCCCATGATACACGTTGAAAACTTCTTGACCCAACAACTGAAGAAGCCCCGCAACAAATGGACGTATGAAGAACTGAAGACATTCTTCGCCGGGCCTTCTTGGAAGAACTTCACGTTCCCTTGTGTCGGCGGTTCAGAGATCGCCACAATGATGGGCCTGAACCCTTATCAATCCGTCATTGAACTTTACTTCGAAAAGATCGGGGCCAAAGAAATACACGACTTCGACAATGCCGCAATGTTTTGGGGCCGGGAACTTGAAGAACAGATCGCCGACAAATGGCAGTATTGGGACGGCGATCCCGACCGGTTGATCGAAAACTTCAAGGCGAAGCGAATATCCAGGCGTTGCCGTAGGTTGAACGCATACGTCCAAAACAAGGCTTTCCCCTGGATATTCGTTTCCATTGACCGGTTGATAAATAAGCAAAGGACGGGGACGGAAACGATTGACGAAGGGGTAAACGAGTGCAAGACAATTTCCGGGTATGCAGCGAATATGTGGGAAGCCGGTATCCCGCCAATGTACGTCGTCCAATTACAGACACAGATCACAGTCCTTGAAACAACCTTCGGGGAAATGACGATCCTGAAAGATGGCCGTTGGTTCGAAGTATATCCCTTCGACCGCAATGAAAGGATTTCGGCCCGGATACTTGCCCGGGGAAAAGAATTCTTCGATATGTGCAAGGCCGGGATCGTTCAATTCATCCTTCACAGCTTCGCCCGCAAACAACACCTTCAGCAATGGCATTATTCCGAATGTGAACGCATGGCCCCTGAACCCGACGGATCACTTGCATACGAACAATACCTTGCCACTAAGTATCAAGACAAGGGCGGTTCGATCCTGGGCAATAACCTTCAATTGGAAATGGCAAAGGAATGTAAGTATTACCGGCGGCGGATCAACAAGTTCTTGGCCCTTGGCCGGGAAACTTCCAACAGGCTGAAAGCGGCCCTTGGTGAATCGCAAAAAATGTCCTTCATGGAAGAAGGTTCCGTGACATGGACGGAAAACGGAAGGGGCGGGCGAACCTTCAGGATCAATCTTCGGCTTCCGGCTGACTACATACCCGATGCCATGAAGGAAGACCCGAACCGGGCCGGTGAAGACCCTGTTCTTGCAGCCGTCGGCAAGGTCAAGGTTGAAACTAAGTTGATCCCGACAGGGCCGTTGAAGAAGAAAAAGAAGAAGCGGAAATCCACAAAAAAGAAATGACAGTCTTGATAAGTTAAAGGTTGTCCACATAAAATGAACTTGCTGTTCACAATTTCTTTGCATATTCTTGCCGTCTGTTCTTCGGGGTGCATCCGAAAAATAGTACATTTGTCACGATCTTATTTCAAACGCCTTGGCCGTAGGGATGCACCCCCGAAAGCCGGGGCGTTTCCTTTACTCCAATGATTATAAGAACAATCCGCAAAGAAACCTTCACCAACATTTGCAACGATCTTTTGAATGACTGCGAAATAAGCTTCCGGGGCAAGGGTCTTCTTTGCTATTTAATTTCACGGCCCCCCAACTGGAACGCCAATGTCTGCCACTTAGCTAAAAACTTCAAGGAAGGAAAGGACGCTATTTATTCCATTATCAACGAATTGATTGAAGCCGGATACATTACCCGGATCATTCTGAAAGACGAAAAGGGCAGACACAACGGCGTTGAGTATCATGTCTATGAAACAAAGGAACCAAAACGGGATATTCCCGAAGTGGCTATTCCCGAAGGGGAAAAGCCCGATAATAATAAAGACGGAAGTTTAATAAGTAAAGAAGTTAAGAAGGAAATATCGCCACAAGAACAATTGAGACAAAAGAAAATTTCCTTTATGAAGCTTGTAATTGATTGGGGTATCGAACACCCGAACAAGTATCCAAAGCTTCTTTACAAACAATTCGTGATCTATTGGACTGAACAAGCCATATCGAAAAAGATAAAGCTTCGATATGAAGATCAAAAATTCTTTGATGTTGGCCGTCGGCTTGCGACATGGTTCAGCAAGTCCCAGGATACAGACATTACAAAAATGTGGGAAGAAGAAAAGAAGCTTCCTTCAGTAAACGAAATCTTCAAAGAAATACTTGGTGTCAATGGCAAACAGTAACGATAAAAAACGACGGACAAAAGAATTGGCAGATCAAACAAGGGAACGTGAGGTCTTGCAAATGACTTTCGGGAAGGTTCCACCGCAAGCTAAAGACATTGAAGAAGCGATCCTTGGGGCAATTATGCTTGAAACATTTGCCTTCGATAAGGTGAACGAAATGATTCACCCGGAAGTGTTTTACGTTTACGCACACCAAATAATTTACGAAGCAATGATCCGGCTGTCAGTAAAGTCACAGCCGATTGATATTCTTTCCGTGTCCGAAGAATTGCGGGCAATGGAAAAGCTTGAAGAATGTGGCGGGCCTTACTATGTGACGAAGCTTACCAATACAGTTGTATCGTCGGCCCATATTGAAAACCATGCAAGAATTGTTTATCAAAAATACATTCAACGTGAAATGATAAATCTTGGCGGTAAATTGATTACCGGGGGATATGAAGATGTTACGGACGTGTTCGATCTATTAGACGAAGCGGAAACGGCCTTGTATGACGTGTCCAATGCCCTGCACCGGAAGAACTATGTCGGCATTGACAACCTTCTTGTCAAGGCTGTTCAGGAAGTTGAAACGGCCCGCCATTCGAACCAACAGATTTCCGGGGTCACTTCCGGCTTTCCTTCAATAGATCAAATCACATACGGTTGGCAAAAGCCTGACTTGATTATCCTTGCCGCCCGGCCTTCCGTTGGCAAGACAGCGTTGGCCCTTTCCCTTGCCCGCAATGCCGCCCTTGATCCATTCAAGCCGACACCTGTTGCCTTCTTCAGTCTTGAAATGTCGGGGGGCCAATTGATAAAGCGTCTTATGAGTTCGGAAAGCGAAATCCCATTGATAAAGATTCAACGGGGCCGTATGGAAGAACAGGATATGAAAGACCTGTATCAAAGGGGTGTTCAAATGTTATCGAACGCCAAGATATACATTGACGACACAGCTTCGATGAACATATTCGAACTAAGGGCCAAGGCCCGGCGATTGAAACAGAAACACGACATTGGACTTATCATTGTGGATTATCTTCAACTTATGTCCGGGACGGGATCAAGTAATTCAAGGAACCGGGAACAGGAAATAAGTGAAATATCCCGGGGGCTGAAGCGGATCGCAAAGGAACTTGATATACCTGTCATTGCCCTTTCACAGCTATCCAGAGAACCGGAAAAAAGGGCGGACAAAATTCCGCAACTGTCCGATCTTAGGGAAAGCGGCGCAATCGAACAGGATGCCGACATTGTTGCTTTTATTTATCGGCCCGAATACTATGGAATTCACATTGACAAATTGGGTGAAAGCAACCCAGGGGAAACACATATAAAGTTTGCTAAGAACCGGAACGGCGTATTGGAAACGGTGAAGCTTCGGGCGCAATTGTGGATTCAAAAGTTCAAGGAATGGGATGCCCCAATGTTGAAACAACAGCCGGGCCAACAACCGCTTGACCAAGGTTGGACACAATTTTTAAAAGAAGAACTTTAAAACTAAGTTTATGCGATCAATCGAAATTCCTTCTTTCTTATCTCATTTGAAAACGGATGCCCGGGGATACCCGGTTCCTTACTTCGTTCCCTGGATCAATGGCAAGCCCGACTTCAGAATGATTTCGAAACAATGCCTTTTAGAATGTGTTGAAAGGAAGCTTTGCGGAATATGTGGCAAGAAGCTTCACGAATATCAATACTTCATTACCGGGCCAATCGGCTTATCCAACGGAACACACAGCGACCCCCCTGCACACCGGGACTGTTGTGAATATTCGCTTCAGGTCTGTCCACACCTTCACTTTGAAAAGGCCGACCGAAACGACCGGGGCAATGAATACAAAGAAGCCGTTCAGTTGAACAAGTCCGGTATCCTTACAAAGTCACCCGAACTATATTTGATAAAGGCCGACAAGTTCAAATTGGTACATATCCCAGGGGGGGAAACGATTATCAAGTTCAGAAAAATTTCATTTGACAAATACATTTACATTGACGGAACTTTACAAAAATCTTAAATATGGCAGCGGGATTAAAAACAACATCATTTCAACGTCAACGGACTGAAGTAAAGACCTTCAGTGAAGCAACCCTTGGCGATCTTGAAACAGCCTTTACAACCTATGAAGGGACGCAAGCGGCGGACACAACGAAGACATATAGTGTGAGGGTTATCAACAGTTACTTCGACGGAAGCAATTTCATATTGATCGCTGAAGCTTCTTATCCTGAAACAAATACCGATCCGACGGGTCAGGTTCCGATTGCACCTTGATAAGTTTTTTCTATATTTGGAACACCTAAAAATTTACGCTGGATGAATAAATACCTTCAGTTACTTATCATTTACGCAATCATTATCATTGCGGTTGCGATACTCATTCTTTACCAAAACAATAGACTGTAATCATGGGAAAGCTTATCGAACACCCGGACAAAGACCTTGCCCGGATCAAAAGGGAAACAACAGCCGTCGGCGATATTATCAACAAGGAAATGATCGCCTTGCAAAAGAAGTTCCCGAATCACTTCTTTGAACTGTCATTTGAATTTCAACGGATCGGAAAGCAAAAGTTTTACCGAATACATATCAAGACCTTCACCGATCCAACAGAAAAGGAAAAGACCCCGACGGAATTGTTGCTTGACTTCATTGTATCCAAAGAACTTGATCTTGAAAACTATCATTCATTGATCGAACCATTGAACAAGCTGTTCACTATATGGGAAATGAAAGCAGGGACGAAAATCCCGGCGACAAAACAATTGGTTGATCGAATTATCCGTTGGGAAAAAGGGGAACAGGAAGCAAGCCTTGAAGCCACATTGAACCGGTTGTTCATTATCGAAATGGGAAAACGATGAACGATAAAAAGCTTTGGAAGGTCTTCAGCGAATACATTCGGCTTCGTGATAGTAACGAAAGGGGGTATTGCAAATGTTTTACTTGTGGCGGAATTCGTTATTGGCGGAACATGGATGCAGGTCACGGTATTCCCCGGGGCCACATGGCAACGAAGTTCAATGAAATGAACAATCATGCCCAATGTAAAATTTGCAACGGGCCAAGGTCGGGGGATCGGAAGAACTATCGAAAGGAAATGGAAAAACGATACGGCCCGGAAATGTGGACTGAACTTGAAATAGAAGCCCGGACGGTCTGCAAGTGGTCACAGTTCGACATTGACCTGTTGGAACTTGCATACAAAGAAAAGGTGAAAGTTCTGAAGCGATCAAAAGAACTGAAGCCAGCCGATCAAATACGGGCTTGACATTGCCGGATATTTTTCGCATATTTGAACACCCAAAAATTTACACGTTGAAGGAATACTTTGAATCAAGAAGTCTGACAGGCAATATCAATGTTGCTTGTAAGTTTGAAAATCAACCAACCCGTTATTGGACGACGACGAAAGAAGAAGTCGTTCGCAACATTGCGAAGATCGTGAACCGATACGCCAAAGAAGGGGAAACACTTACACTTCGCCAATTACATTATCAATTTGTTGGTCACGTCCCTGGGTATGTGAACCATGACACGGCATATAAAAAACTTGGGAACATTCTTGATGACCTTCGGTATTGTGGCGTTGTACCCTGGAACAGTTTTGAAGATCGGGGCCGCAAGCCATTCTTGCCGTACAGCGTGAAGGATATTCCCGACGCTTTGAAGGATACTGTTGACCAATACAGGCTTGACCGGCAAGAAGGGCAACCGGTTCATGTTGAATTGTGGACGGAAAAGGATGCCTTGTCCGCAATATTTTCAAAGATCACTTCTGAATATCATGTCCGGCTTGTTATCAACAAGGGATATACTTCTTCAACGGCGGCATACGAAGCTTACAGGCGATTTGCTGAACAGATACAGGCGGGCCGAAAGGTTGTGATACTTTACTTTGGTGACCACGATCCTTCCGGGTTGGACATGGTTCGTGACATTACCGAACGGATCAGCTTCTTCCTTTCCAGGGGTGAACAGCTTGATATGCGAAAAGAAATGGACGATTGGCATGAACAACAGCGAACAACCGTTTGGGAAATTTGCGATTACTATGACCGGGAAAGGTTGGCCGCAAGGATAATGAAACAGGGAAGTGATCCGTCTAATGACGATTGGGAAGAATGGAACGGGCTTCGCAACCGTTACTTCCTGGAAAAATCTGAACTATTCCAGGTCAAGCATATTGGTCTGACAATGGATCAAATCAAACAATTCAAACTTCCTGAAAACCCTACTAAGTTGACAGACAGCCGGGCCGACGGATACATTCGGAAGTTCGGAAAGAAGTGTTGGGAAGTTGATGCCATTGACTTGGTGGAATTGCGCCGGATACTTCAGTCCGCAATTGAAAAGACCATTGACATTAAACAGTTCAAGTCAGTTGTTTCCCGTGAAAAAAAGGAATTGAAAGAACTGAAATCAATCATTGCAAAATTTAAAGACGAATGATATTAGGATTCAAGCCATTCTTCCCTTGGGGGGAACCAACAAACTTTTGGCAAAAGATTATTGCTTCGGTTGCGGTTGATCCCGTGAACCCGCAAGCTTCGCCGGGCAATATGTTCAGTTCTTATCAACCCAAGATTCACAGCATACGGGAAGGGCAACGATTCAAAGCGGGGGATTTACTTCACATGGCAACGGGTGTAAGGTCGAAGCATTACAACCAATTCAACAAGGGGATAGAACAGCTTTCCCGAGTGAAGTCCGTCCAACGCTTTGATCTTGCTTGCAGGAACCCGGATCGGATCATTCTATTTGTTGACCGGGAAATCATGTACGTTCGGAACTTCAGCAATACAACGCATATTGAAAAGGGTCTTGATTGGATGCACGAATTCGCTATGAACGACGGCTTCCAGGACATTGACCAATTCTTCCGTTGGTTCAGGAAGCCAATCCGAAACGGACAGGTCATCCATTGGACAGACAAAAAATATACGAATGGATCAACGCTTTAAAAATGGAATGGAAGTTTTGTTGAACGGCGGATCAATTGCCTTCGCCGGGAAGAATTATCGCATACGTGACAAGGACAGTAATCCAGTAATGACGATCAGATATTCAACCTTCATTGGATATACCCGGCATTGCAGGAAAGTTAAAGGGGTCTTCGTTATCAATAAGAAGAAAATACTTTCATATCACGGCAAGTCCTGGATCAAAAAACGTTACAAAGAACTTCGTAATAAAAACAGCAAAAATGACAGTTCAAACCAAGAAACAGGTTCTTGACCTGTTGAATAAACTGAAGGAAGCCGGTATCAAGGGCAAGGCTTTGAAGCAATTCGAAGACTTGGATCGGCTTCTTCGGGATGAATGTTCATCCATTGCGGGCGGGATCATGCCGAAACTTATCCGGCCCTGTTGTGTCCTTGACCTGGAAACAACAGGGGTCAATGTTGATCTTGACTTTATCGTTGAGATCACAATACTTCGAATTGACACCGATCTTTCGGAAGAAAAGAAGACTATGTTGTTGAACCCAGGTGTTCCGATCCCGGATGAAGCCCGTCTTATTCATGGGATCACGGATGAAATGGTCAAGGATGCCCCGACCTTCGTTCAGGTATCGAAGGGGATATTGAAGTTCATTGAAGGGTGTGACATTATCACTTTTAACGGGAACCGGTTCGACGTTCCCCTGTTGTCATCCATGTTCCTTCGTTCCGGCCTCAAATGGGATTGGAAGAAGGTTCACTTGATTGACGTGTCAAATATCTTTCGTATCCATGAAAAGCGAACCTTGACGGATGCCGTTGCCTTTTACCTGAACAGGGAACACAGCGAAGCCCATTCCGCCGAAGCGGACGTTGCGGCAACCAAAGCGATATTCGTTCGCCAATTGTTGAAATATAATCTTCCTGTTCAAATGGACAAGCTTGCATCGTACTGCATGGATGGCAAAGAAATTCTTGACTTCGACAGGAAATTCGAATTGAATGATAAAGGCTTTGTTGTATTCGCCTTCGGGAAACACAAGGGCAAGATCGCCAAGTATGAAAAGTCGTACTTGTCTTGGATGGTAAACACCGGCGAATTCACCCGGGACACGAAAGCCTTTGCACAACAACAGTTGGATATACCTTTAAAATAATCGCATGGCACAAACAACAATTCAATGGTGTTCAACCCTGTTGCCGAATGGAACCTTTCACCCGGGTTGGACTTTCAATACACATTGGGGCTGCACCGAACAGGGGCCGGAATGTGACAACTGTTATGCCCGGGTAATGGCAACCCGTTGGGGGTTCGATATTTGGGGTAACAAGGCGGATCGCCGGTTCTTCCAGGACGAACACTTCAAGAAGCTTCTTTCCTACAATGCCGCCGCCGAACGTCTGAAGACCCCGTTGAAGGTGTTTTGCAATTCAATGTCAGACCTGTATGAAGCCCGGGCCGACCTTGTTGATCCCCGCCGGAAGTTATATGACAAGATCAAGGTGACAAATTGGCTGAATTATCTTTGCCTGACAAAGCTTCCGAACCAAATCAACCGGCTTGCCCCCGAACACGATCTTCCAAACGTGTGGTATGGCACAAGCGTCGGGGTGGACAAAAGCCGTTGGCGGATTGACCGGCTGAACAAGGTGAAGGCTTCCGTCCGCTTCCTGTCCCTGGAACCCCTTTTGCAGCCCCTTCCCGGGCTTGACCTGTCCGGGATCAGTTGGGCCGTCATAGGCGGCGAAAGCGGAAACAAGGCCCGTCCCTGCGATCCTGATTGGATTTTTGACTTTGTTCAGCAATGCAGGGCGGCGGGCGTTGCCCCGTTCGTCAAGCAGTTGGGGACAAAGCTTGCCAAAAAAATGAAGCTGAAGGATGGCAAGGGCGGGGATATAAACGAATGGCCTGAAGAACTACGGGTTCGGGAATTCCCCGTCCAAAACTTAGTTTTGTAATCATGGAACTGAAATATTCAAGGGAACACGGTGAAGCTGTTGTATCGTTTCTTCAGAAGAACGGCTTCAATCCTGAACTGATTGGAAGCCTTGCGAAGATTGGATTTTCAAACCATGACATTGACATATACGTTCGTAACAGTGGAACAAGGGAAGACCGGGAAAAACTAATTGAATTATTCACCGGCGGAACGGTTGACGAAACTGATTGGGGCGGAATGTATTTCAATGACACGGAATTTGGGGACGTTGATATATTCTTTTCAATAGACGGATTTGATTATTGACAACTTAAACTTTTACCAATGGCAAAGAAGACCACGATCAAGGATTTGACCCTTGATCCGAAGAACGCAAACAAACATTCCGAATTCGGTACGGGCCTTTTGGAAAACTCCCTTCGTGAAAATGGCTTTGGCCGATCCGTTGTTGTATCGAATGACGGGGTTGTGATCGCCGGGAACGGAACGGTGAACGGGGCGGCGGCGGTTGGAATGGAAAATACCAGGATCATTGAAACGGACGGACAAGAATTGATAGTCGTCAAGCGAACTGATATAAAAAGCAATACCCCCGAATTTTACAAGCTTGCTTTGGCTGACAATATCGTTGCCCAAAAGAACATTGTGTTGGATATACCAACCGTTGAAGCCATTGTCGAAGAATACAAGGGGCTTGAAACTTGGGGCAGTATTGTCACCGATCCGCCGGGATCGAAAAAGCTTGCCGATCAAGACAAGGCGAACCGTGTCACGATGCTGTTCCAACTGACAGGTACACAAGCGGAAAAGATCAAGAAGGCGGTGAAGATTTCAAAAGACCTGAACGCCGCAAAGATGCAGAACGCCGGGAATGATAATGAGAACGCCAACGCCCTGTATTTTATCGTCCTGGAATATTTGAAAGCCCATAAATAATTTTTACCTTCACGATACCTTAAAAATTTGCGTCAATGTTTCTTCTTTACCTGACTTCCAACCAACGGATATTGTTCCTTGTCATTATTGCTGTTGGGCTTATTTATTTAATCCCCTGGGTGAACCGGAACGTATGCCGGAAACATTTGACTATGAAGACCCTGAAGGCTTACAATCCTAAATCCAAAGACCTGTATTGCGAAGAATGTATGAAAGAATCAACCAATCCTTCAATGAAATGTCCTTGCGGTTGGAATGGCCGGTTGTCTGAATGTGGGTCAAGGAACGTGACGACCGATATTCCGGGTTGCTTCAATGAATTCGTTGCCTACTCATGCCCAACTTGTGGAAAGGAAATCATTCAGTATGACAATTGACAGGTATGAAAAGGGAAAGAAGTATTGGCGGCAATCAACCCGAACAGTTCGATCCAGGACAAAAGTGACGACGGATGCAATCTTCGTCGTTGAAGTTGACAAGACCAACAATCGAATATCCGCTTCCGTGAATGGACTACCGGCGACATGGTTCAATGAAGAAAAGTTTTCCCGTTGGAAAAAAGATAAACCCCAATGACTTCAGACTACGCATACCAATTCAGAAAGGTGAAGGGTCGGCCCTTCATAATGATCGAAGACAAGGACATTGGCGGCAAAAGCTTGACCAATGACATTGACCGTGTTGTTCACATTATCGCCAAAAAGGAAAGGATCAATCCCGTCGAATATTATATCATTTACCGGGACAGCGAAGGTATTTGGGACGGGTATGAATTCGCAACGAAGACCTTCTTCCCATTGCGTCAACCCCATTGGCTTAAAGCAGCAATCAAAGCAATCAATTATGAATAAGGAATCACAGTATTACAAGAACGGCTTCGATGCCGGAAAGAATGGCCCCAACACAACGAACACACATTTCAGCAACTTTGAAACAAAGGAAAGAACGGCGGAATGGGAAGCCGGGCAACAGGCAGGAAAGAAAGCCAAATCCCATGCAAAAAAAGAATTAAAGAAATGACACCGCAAACGATCAACTTGACGAATAAGACCAACGGCGAAATCGCAAAGCTTTGGAATGATCTTTCCCGGGCATTTGAAAAGAAGGGGAATTGTTCCGTTGGGTTCCTGGAACTATCCAGGGAAACAGAACGCCGGGGGCTTGTACTTGACAAGAACAAGCTTGGCAATATTATTCTTCAACCAAAGCCTGAATCGGTTTGATAAAATTTAATTTATGGCAAAGCTTAAAGTATCACAGTTCGGAATGAATATGCACATGAACCTTGGCAAAGGGTGTCATTCGTATATGTATTGAGGATATATTGACCAACCCGGTCACGAACTGCATGGAAAGAAGATATTCAATTCCAAATATTCTGAAAAGGGGCAAACGAAGGAATCGAAGTGGTCTGTTGATGACGGGGCAAAGGAACCCAATTGGTTCAATTCCCTGTTGCTTCTTATGGATCATTACAAATTAAAACCCATACCGGAATGAAGTACATTGTTAAACAGCGAATCATTTTTTGGCAATACTTTGTTGTTGAAGCTGACAGCAAGGATCAAGCCCTTCGGCATTGGCCGGATCAAGAAGAATGTACTATCCTGGAACCCGGGGAGTTTGTAAACTTGAAGGCGGAACGCTATGAACCGGGATCATTGGTCTGTTGCGGGAAGTTCAGCTTCATTGTTGTCACGGCCCGGAATCTTCAGCATACGGCCCGCAAGCTGTTGAAGCGGATTGGCCGGATACCGGTGTTCAGGCCGGTGGATGAAAGTAAAGCCCAACCCCTGAACCGGAAAAACCCCCTTTTCAAATGAGTAAGCAAACAGGAATATCGGATCAGTTGCCGGAATGGACGAATGGGGTTGAAGTCCCCGACCCGGATTACAATACCCTTATGGAACTTATAATCCGTTGGAACGAAGAACAGGTCTTCATTGAAAAGTATATCAAAGACCCGTTCATCATTTACGGCCATGTGCGGGCGCAAGAAGATATTGTATCTGAAATATTGGTCATCTATAAAAAACACGAAAATGCAATCAATTGACTTTCCCGAAGCAAACCTTCCATTGGCGAAGGATCAACCCCAATACCGGACTTTGTATGTCCATGTAAACAAGAAAGACCCAACTGTTGAAATGACCTGTTGTATGGAATTATCTGAAGAAGAAATCGCCGAAATAGTTAGTACAAAGAAGGTCTTCTTTACACAAGTAACATTTGGCCGGGGATATTCACCGATCCGAATGAGTACAACGAACCCCTTCATTGTCCCGATCATTACTGACAAGCAACCGGCGGATGAAAACAGAATATCGGCGGACGAATGGGATCGTACCCATTACCGGGACAGTCATACACACGTTGTCCACGATGAAGAAGGGCCGTGTATCAATTGCGGCAACGCTGAAGCAAATCATTTTTGGTCATCCCGTCAATGTGAATTATGATGTATCCAAATAACGAAGGGCCAAAAACGGTCAAGATACCCGAACAGTCATTCACAAGTTGTTCGGGCTGCAAGTTCCTGGATCGCCGACTTGTCAGGTCGGGCCGTGATCCGAAATACCGGAACGATTGCAAACACCCTGACAACGGGCAGGACAAAGCGTTCAAGCTTTCCTTCACCGGCAATCTTGTACAGAATTCAGCCGGTGTCATCGTCACCCCGGATTGGTGTCCATTTAAAAAGCAGGGGGTAAGCAATGCGTAAGCTGTTGGGATATATTCCCCTTGATCCAGGCGAAGACCAATTTGCCATTGCGAAAGAAACGGACGTTGTAAAGATCGAAGACTAATGGTTCAGGCTTACTGAAGTATGGATACCGGGCGTTGCAACTGTAAAAATAAGCATGGGAAGAACAGTTGATTTAAAGAAGGATGAATTCCTTTCCGATCCGTACGGTAAACTTTGTGTCAATTGTGGTAAGCCCAAGGATGAACATATATTCTTCACAGTATGCCCCAAAACATAGAAGGAAAAGGAAGCAATCCGCCGGGCTAAAATACCAGCAAATCCAACCGGCTAATTGGCTAATTCCTGAAGCAAATAATACTTTTCCTTTCGTTACTATATTTTTCATTTGTGCCAATTTCTTTATTTTTAACGGCAAGAACAGACAACCGTTGATAATGGCTAAATTCAAACTGAAGGACAAACACGTTCTATTCGTCAATGCTATTGTTGGCGGGATGACCGCCCGGCAAGCTTACATTGAACACATGGCCGTAAATGAAAAGGTGACGATCCATAGTGCATCCGTGACCGCTTCCCGATTGATGACCCGCCCCGAAATCAAACAGCTTCTTGAACGTACCCGGTTGGCCCGGGAAGAAGCGATCACGGGTGAAATATCCAGGCAAGTGGCAAAGGAATTCACCGGGCTTGTGTTGACTAACGATGAAATGGACGCATACAATTCGGCGATTGTTCAAGGCTTTGTCGAAGTCGAAGAAGTTGTTCCGCAATGGACGCTTGACGAAATCCTTGACGGTGAAGGGAAGGTTGTGAAGCGGACGAAGCGGCAAACATTCGTTCGGGTCAAGCGTCCGGCCAATATCCGGGAACGCCAAATATCAATGGACATACTGTTCAAACGGTTCGGAAGCTATGCAGCAAGGAAGTTGTTTGCTGCTGTTGGCAATGTCAATGACGAAGGCGAACTTGAAAACGTGGAACGGTTTGTTCTGTTATCGAACGGTGACAAGATACCTTTATTTCAAAACAAAAAGCTTCCAGGATGACACCTTCACAACAGACCATTTCATTCACTGGAATTACACATAAGGAACTTGTTGAAGCGGCTTACAAATGGCTTGTAAAGAACGGAAGCGTTGGTGTTGTCTTCAAGGAACTGAAGTCATGTGCAATCGAAATACCGGACGTGATCGGCTTTGATAGTTGGCAAAGCGTATTGATCGAATGTAAAGCTTCCCGATCCGACTTCTTTGCTGACAAGAAGAAAGCACACCGATCCACATTCAAAGGAATGGGCAATTGGCGGTTCTATTGTTGCCCAAAGGGAATGATCCAGGTAAATGAATTGCCGCCCCGTTGGGGATTGATATACATTGATGAAGCGGGAAAAGGCAGGGTTGAATATGATTGCAGACGAAAGACAATCGCAAGCCCTGAACTTGCACACTTGGGGCCGGACTTCAAGACCCGTATAGTGAGGGCGGATGAAAACAAGTTTGAAGTGGATCAAGAAGAAGAACGCCGGATCATGTACTCGGCATTGCGCAGACTATTCCTTCGGGGCCACATGAAGGAAATATACAAAATGCCATAACACGGACAGACCTTATGAACAAGCCAAAAGAAGTTGTCGCCTTCGCCTTCCGTCATCCCGAAACAGGCAAGATCAATGAACCGCAATGTGAATTCCACGATCTTGTTATGAAGGCAATGGCCTTTCTGAATTCGACCCGCTTCTTCTTTTACGGCGGGGCGATCCGGGGCGGCAAGACTTATGTTTGCCTGTTCATCCTTGTCACCCTTGCCCGTATATTCCCCAAATCCCGTTGGCACGTTTTCCGATCCGACTTCCCTGAACTGGAAGACACGACGATCCCTTCAATGGAAAAGCTTATTGGAACGGAAGGGAAGGACTTCATTTGGAAAAGGAAGTCATCCAATTATCATGTACTGTTCAGTAATGGATCGAAGATATTCTTCAAGTCAGAAAACTTGATGAAAGACCCCGAACTAAAATGGATGCTTGGGTTGGAAACGAACGGTATCTTCCTGGAACAAATGGAAGGGCTGTCCGAAAAGCTATTCGCAAGGGCCATTGAAAGGGTCGGGTCATGGTACATTGCCCCCAATATGCCGCCGCCGTTGATCTTCGGAACCTTCAACCCAACGGATACCTGGGTCAAGAAGAAGATATACGACGCTTGGCGGGAAGACCTGTTGCCGGACAATTGGCATTTTCAGGAAGCTTTGCCGGAAGACAATCCATTCGTCACGTCCGAACAGTGGACAAACTGGAAGAACCTTGATCCCATTTCATACAATCAACTTATCAAGGCTGTTTGGAAGTTCCTTACTGAAGCGAAGTTGTTTGCATACTCATTCGATGCCAACAGACACGTCGTTGATATAAACACCCTGGAAGGAAAAGATTTTATGAAGGCGGACAAGAAGTTGCCCGTCCGGTTGATCTTCGACTTCAACGTTGACCCTATCACTTGCCTTGCCGTACAACATGACGGTATTCGTTGGGCCAAAGTGATAAAGGAATACAGGCTTCGGAACAGCGATATATTTGAACTATGTACCCGGATCAAAAGCGATTGGGCCGGATACTATGTGACAGCAACGGGCGACGCTTCAGGTCGGCAACGATCCGCCTTGACCAAAGGAAAGCGGACGTATATTACAACGATCCAAAAGCTGTTGGGCCTGTCACCCCGACAAATGCAGTTCCCGAAATCGAACCCTTCAGTTGCCAACACCCGGATACTACTCAACAGCATACTTCACAGTCATCCCGAATTCTATATTTCTTCTGAATGTCAGTTCTTGATTGATGACCTTGCAACTGTCAAGGTGGATGACGACGGCGAAATTGACAAGAAAAAGGATGCCTTGAAGACACACTTGTTGGATAATATCCGATACTTCGTTTGGAATTACTTTCGGAAATTCCTTAATACCTTCAATTCATAAAAACTTAGTTTATGCGAAAATCAATTCTTTCATTCTTTACAACCCTATTGATCGCAATGTCAATCCAGGGTCAAGACAGTCTTTACATTGCAACAGACAAGCCCGCAAGTAATGAAGTGGACAGCCCGGTTGAATTGGGCGTTGTGATCCGTCCTTCAGTGGATGGCTTTGTTCGTTGGATCAAGTATTACAAGACTACTGCGAACGATACGGCAACGGTCAAGCTGAACTTGTATGATTTCACGGGGAACGTTCTATTCGCAACATTCAATTCGGCCCCTGGAAAGACCGGTTGGCAACGTGTTCGGGTTCCGTCTGAAATACTTATGAAGGCAAACACGAACTATGTTGTTTCCTTGTTCACTCCAACGGGCCGATATGGACAGCGAACCAATGTCTTTACGTCCGCCCGAACCCGGGGGATCATTACGGCCCCTGCAAGCAATACGGTTGCCGGTAATGGCCGATACAAGTACGGCGGCGGATTTCCCAATTCGACGTACAACGGGTCTTCCTATATGCTTGACGTGGTATTCCAAAAGGATCAACCCAGGAACCCACTTATTGTGAACGCCGGGCGGGACACTTTGCTAAAGTATCCAACGGACAGCTTCCGGCTTCAGGGTGTTGTCACCGGGGATGAAGTGGTCTTCAAATGGACAGACCCGGCCAATCCAACGTGGTCAAGTACGGCCCTTCAACCGGTCATCAAACCTTTGATCCTTCAACACTATACCTTCCAGTTGGACGCAACGGATCGCTACGGGGTGTCAATGACTTCATACGTGAACATTGATGTTGTCCGGCCAATCGTCCTTTTACTGTCCGACGGGTCTTGGATCATGCTGAAGGGGGACATTCTTGTTGATCCTCAAACGTATAAATGACAGGGGCTTTTACTATTGCCGGGGATGGCCTCGGGAAGTATCTTTGATCTATAAAACAGACAAACATGAAACACCTTTTTTTCCTTATCGCAGTTGTATTGACATTGGCTTCTTGTTCAAAGAACGCTGAACGTGACCTTGCCGCCGTTGATCCAGGACAGGACAGCAAGATCGAATTCAAGTTCGACGGGAACCTGAAGCAATACTTCACGGTATCCGCCGGGGTTGCTCATGTGACCGGGGTAAACGTGTATTCATTCGTTGGAGTGAAGAACCCGACCAACGACAATATCTTTCAATTGGTCTTTATGACGGACAGCCTTCGCCCTGGAACCTACAATGTGAACACCGGGATCGTTGCCTTCAGGGAAGCGAACACCGTCGCAACAAATATTTCTTCGACTGATTTCACCGTCACGATCACAAGCAACGTGAACGGTCTTGTGAATGGATCGTTCAAGGGAACTGTTTACAATCAGACTGCAAGCCACAACAGTACAATCCTTGAAGGACTGATTCAGAATATCCAGTTGATTTACTAACTTTGGGTAGTGTAAAAGATTTGTGATCCGTTGTGTCGAAAGACCAACGGGTTTTTTATTTACATTGCATGACGGCGATATTGCCGTAACTCATAGATATTGGATTTACAAGCCCCGTCGTTTCCACGAAGGGGCTTGGTTTTTTCCTACCTTCGGCTAAACTTACTTTTATGAACCAACCCGAATACGAATGGCTGAAGAACGAAACAGCCCCTAAAATGATCGTTGAAGCTGTCAAGCTGTTGGGTGTCCACGAAATTACCGGCAATCCTTCCAACCCTGTTATAATGGCCTGGGCAAAAGAAATCGGATACGGGGCCAAATACAGCAACGATGACATTCCTTGGTGTGGTCTGTTCACCGGTGTTGTTGCACACCGGGCCGGCAAGAAGTTGCCGTCCAATCTTCTTTGGGCTTTGAATTGGCAGAATTTTGGTACAAGGGTAAAGGAACCGATGTTCGGCGACATACTTGTATTCAAGCGTCCGACCGGCGGACACGTTGGGCTTTATGTAGGCGAAGACAATGCCGCCTTTCACGTCCTGGGGGGGAATCAGGGCAATGAAGTCAAGATCGCAAGGATTGAAAAAGCCCGGTTATACTCAGCAAGAAGACCCGAATACAACATTGGTCAACCGGTACAAGTGAGAAAAATTTTCCTTTCCGATAAGGGTGCATTATCCACAAACGAAGCGTGAATTGACAAGTAATGTTTAAAACTTTGTACAATTCCCCTATGACAAACCGCTAATTTTGACCCTGAATTTAATGGGTTAGTAAGAACAACCGGGTTGCTTATGCAGGGCTTCCCGGTTTTGTTTTTGTGTGAACCCGTCCGTTCCTTACCTTCACCAGACAGACAACAGACTTCCATGACATACGAACTGATAAGCGAAAAGGTGGAAAACAAACGTCCAACCAGGACGTACAAGAACAAGCAGACCGGCGGCGAAACTAAGTTGTACTTGATCTATGAAGACAAGGACAATCCTGCAAAGGGCCGTTGGTGGGGGTTCACCGATCTTTATAAAATTCCGATCATGCGAATGGTCATGGCCCGGAACATCACAGACCTTTACAACGTTGGTCTTTCACTGAAGGACATTCAGGATTGGTGCAGTCAGGAAAAGACACTTCTTCGTTCTTCCGATCCTGAGAAATACGAAAAGCTTTATCAGTTGGTATTGGAAAAAGAAAAGCTTGCTACGTTCACCGCCGACCCTATCAAACAACAAATTGCACTCTGTACCGTGTACGTCTTGGCGGATGACGAACGGATTGATTACTTCGACGAACAAAAGTCTTATGAAAAGCTTCAATCCTGGAAGCCATTCCCTGACTTGTCAGCTTTTTTTTTGCATTGGCTGAACAAAGTCACACAACCTTATTTAGATCGCTTGGCGAAAATTTCAACAACTGCTTTGAAAGCGGATCAGGTAAGAACAGGCGAATGGAACAACCTGTTGGAGCAATTCAAACCCTTAAAAGGATCGGAATAAGAGATCGGAAGCAACAACTTTTTATTCGTGCCATTACCAACGGGGTATTGTCAGAACGTGACCTTTTACTTTCATACTTCATTGGTGAATTTTACAACGAAATGTCGCTGTTCATCGAAGAACAGGAAATGAAGAAGAAAGCATTGGATGAAGCCAAAGCGAAGCAAAAGAGGAAATAAGTCACCAAAATAACAAGTCATGTCAACACCTTCTTACATCACACAACCCGATTGCAGGGCCGCTATAAATCAATTAAATAATATTTCAGATTTTGTACTGAAGTTTTATCCAGGGGAAATTGGAAAGGGCAATCAAAAGCAGGGGGAAACAGTTTCCGAAGTCATTGTCCGTCTTTTATCGCCAACTGAAACCGTCAACGATACCAACGCAAAGGTTCCCAATTGGGCCGTTGATACCCTTGCCAAAAAAGAACTTCGCCGGTTGGCCCAATACGTGTTGAACAATTTCCCGCAACGTATCCAGGAAGGCGGGGTTGTTGATACCGTCATTGGTATGTTGGAAGCGTCGTATCTTCCGAATCAATCAAGTAATTGTTCACCTTAAAAAATAAAACAATGGAATTCAACTTGAACACAATCAACAGGGACACCGTTGAAGGCAAGCTTTTATTTGCTGCCTTGATCGAATTGACAACCCGGCATTGGACAAAGACAACACCGGACGAAGCGATCAAAAGTCTTTGGGAAATTCACAAGAACACTGAAGAAGCAAACGGGCGAAAGGATTCTTGTGTTTCTTCTTCACCAACTTCATTGCCTTTCTCAAAAGCTGTCAACATTTCAATCCAAAAGGATCAACAGAATCAAAATGCAAAGCTTGAAGAACTGAATAATTCATCAAACACAATCCTTTTATTTGCAACGCCGTCAATGAACCCGGAAGATTATTGTTCCTTGGAAAGTCTTCTTGTTAAGCTTTACCGGCATCATTTAAAATCTTGATTTGTCATACTTTTCAACGTTCAACCCGGGGACTTCCTTCACCCCGGGTTTTTTATTTAGTTTTGGCAAAACTTAATTTATGCCGGAACCAGAAGATAAAGTCCTGTTTGGTGCAGAATTCGACGCAAGCAAAGTGACGGAAGGGGTTGACGAAATACTTTCTTCCTTGACAAAAGCTGAAGAAGCCCAAGGCTTATTGAAGCAAGCAATCAAGGAAACAACCGACGCTTTAAAAGCAAATAGGAAGGAATTCGCAGCAACGGAAAAAGCAATGAAAGGAACCCTTGACCAAAAGCTTGTTGACGACTACAAAAAGAAATTGGACGGGCTTAATGATTCGTATGATGATCTTTCTCAACAACAATCCGACCTTGGCGTTGCATATAAGAAGACCAATTCTGTCATCAAGGAATTCAACAAAGCGCAAACCGAAAGTACACACGGTTCAAACGAAGTTTCTAAGGCAATCAAGAAGGTAACGTCACTTCACCACATTGCAGCCGACGAAATAAAAAAGGTTGGCAGGAACGTGAAGGAAATGGCCCTTGGATTTATAACCGGGTTTGCCGGCGGATTGGTTGCAACAGTAATACCGACCTTGATTGAATTGATCGAAAACATGGACGAATTCGGTTTTTCCCTGGATGCAACTGCCAAGAGAAGAAAGACATTGAACGAAGTGTTTGAATCGGCTGCACAAGGGGCCGGTTCCGAAATTGCAAAGCTTACTGTCTTCAAGGACAAGTTGAACGATACCAATATCCCGGCGGCGGAACGTGTACGACTTGCCAAGGAGTACAATAAAACGGCTGAAGAAACAAACAAGATTGACATAAAACAAATTGACAATCTTGACTTGATAAACCAACAGCTTGAAAAGCAAAATAAGCTTATCATCGCCCGGGCCATTTCAACGGCTGCATTGTCCAAGCTGACTGAAAAGGCAACTGAATTGGTCGAAGCCCAATTGAAGCTTGATGAAGACCTTAGGGAAAAGGGTATAAAGGAAGCGGATATTACTTCAAAACTTTCTTTGCGGGCCAAACAGGAAAGCGAAGGGGCAAGGAAAGCCAACATTGCAAATCAACAGGCGCTTGACGGGGTGAATACCCAATTGCGGGCAAATGTGTCTTTGGAAATTGAAAGGCAAAAGGCTGCAAAAGGCGGGCTTGTAAACATAACAGCCGAAGAACGGGCCGTCGAAAAGCTTATCAACAAAAGGAACCGGGCGCAAGAAGAATTGAACAATTTGGCCGACCTGTTGAACCCGTTGATTTCTGTTGACGGGTTGACCACTAAGACAACCAAAGCAGTGGCGACAATTGAAAATGTTTATGCTCAAAAGCTTGCCGAACTGAAGGCAAGGTTGTCATCCATAACACAAGGAACCTTCCAGAGCGAAGGATTGATCAGAAAGAAATTTGAAGATCAGCTTGACAAGGATTATGTTGATATTGCCAAGTTGTTGAAAGAAAAGAAGCTGACAGTTCCACAAGCCGACATATTGAAAGGACTGTTGAAACAAATCAATGATGTTGAACTTGCCAACGGTCTGAAGGAATTTAAGGATAAGCAAACGGCTGCATTGAAAGCGATCAATGATGAACTATTCAACACCCAGGTTGAAGCCCAAACAAAGAAGGTTGCCAATATCCGGGATGACTTTGAAAAGGAACAAGCGCAATTGGATTTGAACTTTGAACAAGCGAAAGCCGCCCTTGGTAAAAGGCAGGCGGATTTACTGAAGAAGATTGATGAAGACACTAAATCCGGTTTGATATCCCCTGAACTTGCGGCCCGAAAGAAAATAATGATCCGTTTTGTCTTTGGTGACTTGCTGGATCAAGCTGAACAGGCAAAAACAAATGCCCAACTTGACCTTGCAATGAAGACCTTCCAACATACGTTGGAGCAAGCGAAACTTGGTTTTGAAAATGAAATATTGGCCGGCAATGAATCAACAACTAAATTGATCCGTGAACAGGTTGGTTTGTACCTGGAGGGAAAGATCACATACGAACGCTATCAAAAGAACCTTACCAAAATACTTCGGGAGGAAACGACGGAAAGAAAGAAGATCGCTTTGAGCGAAGCGGAACTTCAGCTTGAATTGGTTCAAAAGGAATTGGCTTCAACAAGTGATCCCAAGAAGCTGAAGCAATTGCAGGATCAAGAAGCGGCCCTTCGCAATCAAATATCCGGTTTGAAAAGGGAAGTCGCAACCGGGGCGGCGGACGATGAAAACAGCGAAGAAAAGAAGAAGATTGACCAATTGCTTGCATACGTGAACGCCGTACAAGGATTGGCAACGGCTGTCCTGAACTTTTGGCAGCAAGTCAATGCAGCCGAAGCCGCCGCCCTGGATCGTTCTATTGCATTGCAGAACCGCCGTGTTGAAAACGCCCGGGAAATTGCTGATAAGGGCAACGCTGAATTCCTTGAAATGGAACAGAAGCGATTGGATGAACTTGAACGGAAGCGTGAAGCCAATGCCCGGAAACAAATTGCGATCAACAATGCCTTGGTTGCTTCACAGGCGATTGTTGCGGCCATTTCAGCCATTGCGCAAGCAGTATCAACCGGAAGTCCTATTGCGGCGATTGCGGCCCTTGCTGCGGTAATTGGGGCCATTGGTGCAGCCTTCAGCTTTGTGAACTCATTACAGCCCCAATCGGCGGAATTCTTTGAGGGAACCCCATTTGTCAACGGGCCTGAAGGAAGGGATAAGGTTGCCGCCAATTTGACCCGGGGCGAACGTGTAGTGACCAAGAAGGACAACGAAGCGTATTGGCCCGCCCTGGAAGCAATGCGAAGGGGGCTTGTCACACCTGAAGAAATGAATTCGTTCGTTCAACAATACCCGGTATCCACTGTTCCCGGCATAGACTTCGACCGGCTTGGTCTTGCCACTGAAGGAAAGATCGGTGTTGACAATGCAGAATTGTTGAACAAGGTGGACAGGCTGAACGGGACAATGGAACAAGTTGTTGTTGGTCTTTCTGAAATCGGTATCAATGTCAACATGGATGAACACGGTCTTGAAGTGGCAATATCCAGGGCAAGGAAATCCCGCCGGTTGAAATCACGTTCGTAAAACTTAGTTTTGATCCATGAAGAACCGAATAAAAATATCTTTTCGGCAAAAGCAACTTATACTTGACGGCGATCCGCTTCAACCCGTCATTGTTCAATGTAATATGGACGGAACGGCTGAATATGTTCCGGGAACTGTCCCTTCGCCCGGGTGGACGGATATGACCGAATGGACTGAAGGGTTGGATAAGATCAAATTCAATTGGTCGGCTATCACACAAGATGCAGTCGAAAGCGATCCTTCAACCGGCAATCAGTTGGGATCGAACTATCAAAAGGGACTGTCCGCCGATCTTAAATTCTTCGGCCCTGCTTTCAATTATATATTCGGTTGGTTGATGACCGAAAGCTGTCAATTGCTGAACAGTATAGAAGTCCTTTTGCATGACAATGAATGTGACCGGGATTACCGGATTTTTGAAATCAAACTTGACAATACACAGTATGCCCCCAATGATGAACCCTGTATCGTTTCAATGCCATTACGTGAAGCGGATGGCACAATACACGTCTTTCAAAAAACAGCTATTGAAGACAATTGGCAAAACTGGTTTAACCAGGATGGCACAAGTACGAAGGATCACCCGACCTTCCAAATGATAATTGAGAAGAAGCCAAAGTTCTTCCTTGCCATTTATGCCGTGTTGATTTACTTGGCCGGTATGTTATCCGTTGGAATACTTCTTGCGTTCACTGAAGGCAAGCGTTGGATTTCAAAATGTCTTGGCTTTACATACTTCTGTCCTTCACCGTTGATCCGTACATACATTGAAAACATTTGTTCAAAGTATGGCTTCACCTTCGACACGATCTTTGACGACGATCCGGGCAACCCTTATCGGGACGTATGTTTCTTTTGGCCCGCTTCAACGTCGCTGAAGAATTTTGAAGCGAATGACTATTCAAGCCCTTCAACAAAGTTTGTTTGGGACAACCGATCAGTTCTTTCCTTCACTAAGTTCCTGGATCAATTGAAGGCGGTGTTCAATGCCGAATGGTATGTGACCCCTGACAGCAAGCTTGTATTCAAACACAAATCCTTCTTCGACAATGCCGCCCCGATATATGACTTCACGCTTGCAGGAAATGACAAAATATATTTCCTGAAGTACACATTCAACGGGACGAAGAAGCCAGCATACGGGAATTATCAATATCAAGTTGATCCGCAAGACACTTGTTCAAATGAACTGAAGTGGCGATACAACGATATTGTGGACTTTGACGGCCCGATTGACAATCCAATGTTGGAAGGCAACGTGACCAAATCATTTGAATTCGCTTCGACTTCTTTTATGAACGATGGAAGTTCCGAAGACTTCATTGAAGAAGGTGTGAAGCTTGGAAGGACGATTGCCATTGTTGCATTGATCGTCGGTTTGGGCCAACTGTTCGCCGCTTCCAATATCCTGACTGTTGCCATTGTTGCGGCCCTTCTTGCGATTGGCTATACAATTACCAACGACTATGTGAACAACTATTTCAACAATGCTGACTTGAACGGAATGGTTCGGGTATCTAATTCAGAATTGAATACACCCCGCCTTCTTCTTTGGGATCGTACAACGCCGTTGGATGAAGCGAAGGTTGTAAGTGTTCCATTCCCCGACGTGAACCCTACATACAACCCGGATGCAATAACTTATTACGCCGAACACCCGACGTATGACAATGTTGGCGGTATCTTTGAACCCGGGGGAACTGTTGAAGTTGTTTATAATTATCCCATGTATGTGGACGCAATGTATTTGGACAACCTGTATGACCGGTTCCATGAATATGACAACCCGCTTCACAACCCGGTAATAAATCAAACTTGGGAAGGACAAGTTGATCTTTGTTGCGAATGGCTTGATCGCCTGGGTATATTTAGCGGGCAGTTCGCACAAATCGGGGCCGTTGTTATACTGGAAAAAAGAGGGCCACGATTGATAAAGGGAAGGATCACAGACTTTGATCTTGATTACGATTCAGGAATAATTAACCTAAAAGGAAACGTCTTACGATGAAACTAATACCCGCCGGGTTCGGTGAAATGGCTACACCGTACACCGATCTTCTTTTCAACTGCACACGGAACCAAAAGTGTCAACGGACTTTTTATGTTCCTGTCAAGCTATTCAGTGACATTGTATTGTTCACCGATCTTCCAGGGGAACCAACCCTTGTGCAAATTGACGTGTTGAATGTTTGCGACATTGAAAACGAAGGTTCAGCCGTTGCAAGCAAGTATGTTGCCGGGACAAAGCCCGACGGGTCTTGGTATGCTGTTCTTGGTTCATTGATCGTGACCCCGCCAATCGGTGTCGTGTATCACAAGTTCTTCTTCCGGGTCACGTTCACAGTATCCGGTATTGATTACATATATTTTTCAGAACAATACGAATTCCCGATTTGCGAAACATTGACTTTCGTTCGGGGTTGTTATCCCAATCAAGAAGTTGGGACAGATGCCTTCGATTGCAACGGCATATACTACGGGTTCCCGAACAATGAAGAAGACTTCCTTGGGGATCATAATTACCGGTATGTTCATTCGGGATATGTCCGCCTGGGTTCTGTTATTGAGCAAAGAAACAAGATGACCTTCACGGCTTTCAACAACAGGACAACATACAAGTCTGTCTTCAACCGTGAATGGTTATTTGAACAAGATATTGTCCCGACGTTTTATAAGGACGTATTGATTGGAATATATAACCGGGGCATGGTTCAAGTGGATGGCAAGGAATGGAAGCTTGCAGACAGCCAGGACGTTGCCATGATTGACACAGACAGCAAACTTTGGCGTTTGGATATTGTCTTCGATGAAGAATGTAAACAGTCTTATGGATGCAAGCCCCGGGATTGCTTCTTGCCTGTTGACCCTTGTTGTGTTCCGACGCTTATTTCCGCCGATGCTGTCATTTGCGAAACTCCGACCGTTGCTTCAGGATTGCCATTGGCGAACGCCCAGGTTGGTGTATTCTATGACCAAACGATCACGTTCACCGGCCCGGTTCCGATTGCCTTTTCGGACGGCGGAATTCCTTTCGTAGATAAACCGGCTTGGATGACATTGATCATTGTTGGTAATACTGTTCACTTGACAGGAACCCCGGACGTTACAGGAACAGACGTTCCGGTTCAATTCAATGTGTTCAATTGTAGCGGGGATTTCGTTGCCATTGATGAAGAAATAAACGTGACCGAAGTTGGTGAAGACAATTTCAATATCAATTGCGTTGGCAGTGTTGATGTGACCGTCACTGAAGTTGAAACGGAAGACGATTGGTATGAAGTGTCTTCAGGAACATTCCCGGTCACACCGGGCAACCAAATCGTTGGTCATCAAACAGGGGTTGCCGATCCCCCGGGCCGGATCATTGTACACGTAACGACCCCGGGTGACTTTACACGATACATGAAGCTTGTGAAGAATGGAATTGTCGTTAATTGTCAATTCTTCGTTTTCAGTGGAACGTATCAAATACCCTGGAACTATCCGACAACAACATTGGATTGGGTTGAAGCGGACGTGATCGAAATAAGAATTGACACCGTACCTTGTTAAATTTGTGATCTATGGCAAACCAAATAACAATAAATTTTGAACCCTGCACCCCGGCCCCTTCCGGTGGATACCTTGTTCAATACCGTCCTGTTGGGTCAAGTGATCCATACATACAGTATCCGACACCCTTCTTTGGTTCGCCAATAGTATTCACGGATGAAGGGGCGGAACCCGACGGTACTGAATATGAAGGTTTTCTTTTCACTGATTGCGGCGAAGGAAATCCGGGAACACCTGTTGCTTGGTCAAGCGAAGATTGCGACGCTGTTACATTACCTGAAGACATTGCCTTCCCGGATGCAATCATTGGTGTTCCGTATTCATACAGCTTTGTACTTGGTGGATCGGCCCCGTTTGCCTTGGCCCCCGGTGTCATCAAACCTTCATGGATGACGATTACCATTGTCGGAAACAACGTCAACTTCGCCGGAACACCGCCGGACGGATCGGAAACTGAAGACTTTGAAATTGTCTTCACGATCACAAACTGTTCGGGAACCCATTCAGCCCCGTTGCCTGAAGGAACGACGATCAATGTTCTTGCTGTCAACTTGTTCATTGAGAACTTGACGACGGACAATGCCCAATGGAATATTCAAAACTTTACCGGTGTTCCAGGTTGGGGGCCGGGAACTGGATATACAATTGTTTCGGGGGCGTTCCCTGTTGGGCCGGGTCAAACATTGCTTGGTGTTCATACAGGTTATCCAGGGCCATTGATCGGAAGCCTTACCGTTCACCTTGCAGGGGGAACACCGAACAAAAAAATTCAGGTAAGGAAGAACGGTATCATTGTATTCACACAAAACTTGGCGGCAACGTCACTTGTTTATTTCACCGGATTGGCGTTCACGGCGGCGGATGAAATCAGGATACAAATTGTTCACATTTAGAATTTCCCTACTTTTGGAATTGTAATTGCCTTCACATATCGCTTTTTTGTTGCCCCGTACCGGCTTACCGTACAAGTAAAAAGCTTTTTAACAACAATCAAATAATCTTTTTATGAACGCTTTACTAAGCTTTATAAAGGTGTTCCTTATGCCGTACACTTCCGGCCCTGCTTGTACTATCCAGGAAGGTTGTGCAGAACCCGCCTTCCCGCAATCAACAAGTCAATGTGTTTGTGAAATCGCCGTCGGCGGTATCAATGAACTTTATTTCATCCCATGTACTGAAACATTCAGCGAAGTGAACGTCACAAACGTCGCTTGGTGGAGTACGTTAGTAGGTACAGTTGAAGACCCCGGGGTATTGGGGCGTTCAGGGTTGGGAATTGGTTCCATTGCCAAAGGCGGACAGCAAAACGAAAGGGTTGCGTCATGCAGAACGGAACAACTTATATCAATCACCTGGAACCTTACGTTCCAAATCAAGTGTTTCGATAAGTCTTCAGCCCGTTCGACTTGCGCCAAAATGACGGAACTGATAAAGAACTTCAACCTTTATTATGTAGCTGCAAGAATGTGTGACGGTGACAATACCATTCTACCCATTGGGGTATTCAATACGTCCGACTTTGATTGGACGGTTCCCGACAATAATGAAGAAAGTCAGGTTGCACAGATAGTCATTTCCTGGAAAGAACTTGGCTTCCCTTGCACCGTTGATGTTGCCGGTCTTTCCACTGTACTTCCGAAATTGTCATAATCAGGCAAACTAAGTTTTTCATGCCGTTGCCAAAATTCAAAAGTGAACAGGAACTTGTTTCCTTTGTCATTGGGGCGAAATTACCCGAATGGCAAAGGAAACTTTTCAAGCTATATAGGGAAGCGATCCAGGTACACAGTCAGGGTCATATTTTCTATAAGCTTGACCGCCTGTTCCCCAACGAACACCCCGAAAGCAAGGAACACCGTATCCTTTCATTTGAAAGTGTCACGGAAGCTTCCTTTGGCCGGGCCGCAAACAATGTGAACCGGATATTCAAGAACAGTTCGTACACTGTTGAAGCTTCCGATAAGGTTGTGACGGCAACAACGGAACACAATTATGACGGACACAACTTTTACGCTTGGTTCCTGGATCAATGGGTAATGATGGCCCTGAAGCAAGATGCCAACGCCCGGATCGTTATATATCCCCCGGAATACGTGAAGGAAGGATACGAACCGGTTTGTTTCGTTGACACCTGTTGGTTGAAACACCTGTCCGACGACGTTGTTGTTTTTATCAGTGAAAAGGAAAGTACAATCGAATGGGAAGTCAGGGAAATGGAAGTGTGTTCGGAAGTCTTTTACGATCAAACTATCAACAGAAAAAATGTTCGTGAATCCCAAAAGAACACGTACACCCCGAAGCTTGAAGGAACGGTCAAGAAAGCCGTATATCATGCCTTCTTCAAGGGTGTTGGAATGTATCGTATTGAACAGACCAACACAGCCAATGAATACTTGATTGACTTTTATCCGATTGAACAGGACTTCATGCCGGTCATTGATGCCGGGGGCGAAAAGGGAAAGAACAATGTGAACAAGTCGTTCTTGTATCCGTTCGTTTCATTCGGCAATCTTGCGTTGCTTCAACACTCCCAACATACAGCCGTCAATTTCACCTTCAGCTTTCCCCGTATGTCCGAAGTTCAGACCCCGTGTGACAGCGAAGGGTGTCAAAGCGGACGTGTCATTTGCGAAACACCGGCGGACATTGCAGCCTTTGGCGATACGAAGGCTTGTATCAAATGCGGCGGTTCAGGATACACCCGGAACCAAACACCGTACAAGGTATATGTCAAGCAGTACGATCCGCAAGGAATTGAAGGGGATACCAAACACCTGGAAATTGATGACGTGAAGTATTACACCCCGGAAACAAGTATCCTGGATTATTCCAAAAAGGAATGGCGGGATTATTTGGAAATGGCCGAAACAGCCGTTTACATTTCGCAAAGGGTTTCAACCGGGAACGTTCAGAGTGCAGACAGCAAAGAAATTGACAGGGACGATATGTATTCATTCCTGTTCCGTGTTGGGCAATGTTACTTCAACCGGCTTCGGTTCGTTCTTCAGTCGTTTGAAAATTACCTTGTACCGTCACCAATGCAAGTATCAATTGCGGTTCCTTATTCGTATGCGATCTTGTCCGAAGGTGAAGCGTTTACAGCCCTGAAAGACATACTTGCGTCAAGTGTTCCGATCATGCTGAAGGCAAGTCAGGTCGAAGGATTTATCAACAAATTCGTTTCACAATCTTCACCGATCCGAAAGTTCATTGACGTGTTGAAGGTTGTTGATCCGCTTTTATATTACACACAAGGCGAAATTGCGGGGTTCCGATCCAACTTCATTGTATCGGCTGACCAACAGGCGGTTCATGTATTCGCTTATCCGGCCCTTCAGAATATGTACTTCAAAGACAAGAACCTGTTCATGGAAGACACCCAATCCATTGCCGACAAGTTGCTGAAGGAATTACAAGCGAATTACAAGCCCGTCCCGGCCCCTACATTGCGCCCAACTCCGGTTGAGTAATGACAATCAAGGATTATATAAAGAGGCTAAGACAGGCCAAACAATTGGCCGTAGATCGTTGGGGCAACCTGTCACAACTTGAACGGGCTGTTGTTGACGGTTCCTTTGATTGGTTGGTTGACAACCTGGAAATAAAGCGGGGTGAAATTCAGGTCAACGAAGACCTGTCCGGGACGATGGACGACTTTGTTCGGGCTGTCCTTCAGACGATCAACAATGTTCCTGTCTTCCAATCCAAAATGAAATTGTTCCTTCAGGACTTGACCACGATAAGCAACAACAACAAATCCTTTCACCGGACGACGAACAGCTTCAACATTGACAAGGCGGGCGTGAATGATGTTCAGAAAGCAGTCGTTGACCAAATCCTTGACCAATTCCGGGGCAATGGATTGAACGCACATTTCGCCCAACCGCTGAAGGAAAACATTTTCAGGAATATACTTGCCGGGGCCAATATGCGTGAAGTGAAGGAAGTGTTGAACAACTACATTATTTCCGGGGCCGACGGATCGGGAAAACTTAGTTCGTACCTGGATCAGACAGCAATGCAAGCGGTAGATGCTTATACGGGAGCAATCAACCAACAACTGTTGGAAGAATTCAAGTTCACGGGAATGATTATTTCAGGATCGTTGATTGAATCAAGTTCCAAACAATGTGTATTAGCTGTTGAAAATTCATCAAAGACCGGTGGATACCTGACAATGGATGAATGGGAAGAAATAATTGACGTTGCCCGTAACAATGACAAAGCGAAGTTGATCCCGGGGACTACGCTGAAAAATTTACCTTTGAATAAGCTTCATTGGGGTTGCCGACATGACTTCACCCCGGTTATTATTAACGAATAAAAAAGAACTTCTTATGTACCCGATTTCAACCGTTGATAAAATCAGTTGTATGCAAGCCCTTGTTGGTATTCGTACAGCTTGCGATCCTGGAACCAACTATCCGTTTTGGATCGAAGACATTGAAGGTGTGGACGTGTCGAAGCTTGCGAAGATTGCAAAGTCAAGCAATCCTTCAGGCAAGGACTTCGCCAATCAACTTATCAACAACGCTTCACGGCAAATGATGGGTGACTTGGAACTGTTCTTGAATGACGGGTATCGCCTGAACAATGTCGTCGGGGATATGTGTTCAACCTGTACCCTTCTTCCGACATACGTTGTGAACACTGGGATCGTGGTCAAGTCTTCAGTCGCAACCAATTTCAACATACTTCGGATCACGAAGTTTCAGATACTTGCCAACAACACCGGCACGTTCCAAATGGTCATTGATGACGGGGAAACACCTGAATACTTCGATATTGAACTGACAGCCGGGACGATCATGCCTGTTGTTCTGAATTATTTCACTAAGAAGAAAAGTGCAAAGGTGTACTTCAGCGATCCGACTGTTTCCCTGGGTCAAGTCATGTGTTCGACTTCTTCTTCTTGCGGTTGCGGTGGATCGGCAACAAGCAACAACCCGATCACAGTGACCGGGCTTGTGGCAGGGGTCGAAAGTTCCACACAATACGGCTTCCTTCCTTGCGCCGCCGTCGGCTGTTCTTATGACAGCCTTGTTTGTGGTCTTGTCAAGCAAGCCCCGAATATATTCGGCTTGGCCCTGCTTTACAAGGTCGGGGCTTTGTACTATGACAACAAACGTGTCGGGGATCGAAACAATGATGCAATCAGTTTTAATGACGAAGAAGGAACCGAAAAGGAAGATCAGAAAAAGAACTATGACCGGTTGTATTGGGCAAAGATGAAGGGAACAACATCCGTCCTGGGTATCAACAAAGTGGTCAAGGACTACTTGAAGAACAACAGAACAGACAAGTGTGTAATTTGTGACAGTAAACTTTTAACAGCATACGCAACAGGATGACCGGCTTCAATTCAAATCTAAATGAACTGATTGTTCGCTTCAAGGCGATCAAGACAGGTTCGCAACAAGTGGACTTTTCGGACGCTTTGGTTCTTGGTGTCAATGCTGCAAAGGGATCAATGCAGAATAGAATATTCAATCAAGGTCTTGACGCAAAAGGTGTAACATTGGGGCCATATATTTCAAAACAGTATAAGAAGAAAAGACAGAAGCCGCCTAAAAAGCAAATCTTATACAAAGACCTTGAATTCTCTGGAACACTTCGCCGGGGGATCGTGGTCATAAAGGAAACGCCAACAAGCGTCATTTGTGCAATACCCAATGATAAGTTGATTGTAATTGCCCGGGGGCAGGAAGAATACTTGAAGACTTTGATCTTTGCGTTGTCAGACAGCGAACGAAAATTGATGGTCACGAATGTTCATGCAGCAATAAAACAAATTTATGATAGGCTTTTCAACCCTTAGTAATCTATTCAACAATGTCATTGCAACGGGCATTGTGAACAGGATATATCATTCAGTCATGTTGAAGCCGATTGACGGCGGCGGCAACAAACCGGCTGCACCCGTTGAAGGACGTTGGAAATATGTCGGCTTCGATGACACGGACGGCTTTTCCTGTTATTGCAGACAGACCGGATCGGCGGACGTTCAAGGGTTTAACAGGGTCGGCGGTTGCAATAAGAAGATATATCGCTTCCAGGTTCCTTGTAAACTTGTTTTGTTCAGTGACTTTGAAGAAAGATCGCATGACGACCTTATCGCCAAAATATCAGGGGCCGTAATGAAGACCCCTTTTATCAACATTCAAAAGATCATTACGAACCCGGATGAAATACTTCGATCCGAAGCCCCGACCGGGAAGCTCACCTTCAAGGAAAATACTTTGTTCTGTTCAATTGATTTCTTTCTGTTGGTTGATTTGCAGTCCGACAACTGTGAAGAAGAAATACAATGCGAAAAGATACCGAACCCATATTGTGTACCCGGGGAACCCCTGGGTTGCACCCGGATTGATTGGTCAACGAACTTCGGCACACAACCGGGATCGGCCCCTGACTTTGCCTTTATTATTTATAAGAACGGTGAAGCTGTTGTCAGTGAACAAACCCCGGGACAGGCAAGCGGAACGATCCAGGTCAATGAAGGGGACGAAATAGAACTTTACATGGGACATTCAGGAAACTTCGCAATATATGGCTATTCAATAAGCGACAACACCGGTGTAATTGATTCAAGCGGCGGATCACAAGGATACGTTGATGCCTCATTCACGATTGCTTGTGCAAATGGCCCTTACACAATAACAGGCAGTATATAATATAATTTTTCTACTTTTGGTTTCTCAACTGATAAAGGGGGTCATTCTTCAAACCCCTTTTTATGACAGAAATAGAAAGAATTCGGGCTATCGTTGACAACGCAAAAGCCAACAACGTTCCGGTATATACTTTGAACACAGAAGATTTGGACGATCTTCTTGCTGCCTTGGATATATTGGAAGCCGGATCAAGACCTTACAAAGTATATTCGGCAATTATAAATCAAGCGGGTTCACTTGCTGCCCCGGTAATGACCGTACTTGAAAACACTTTGGGGGCTGTTCCGCTTCCGGGCGTTGCCGATGATGGTCAATTTGATTTAACATCTGTCGGTCTTTTTCCCGCCGGGAAGACTTTCATTCAATCAATACCGGGAAGCTTTCCAGGGTCAGGAATGTTTCTAAACGTTTTCAGAGGTAGCGATGACACAATTATCCTTTATAACCTTGATTTGTCAGGAACCTATGATAACGGCATTGTAAACGGCATGATTGAAATTCGTGTTTATCCTTAATACTTAAACTAAGTTTTTATGTCATTCATAGTTGCCCCCGTCTATTTCGACGGAACACTTCATCACAACCCGGCTGTCAATCAGAACATATCAACACATTGTTCGGACGGTGACGATTCGATATTGAAGCCATTCAAAGAAGTGTTGATCGAATGGGACGGCATTGCCTGGGAAGAAGTGACCGTGTTCACCGCCGGTCTTTCCGTTGTCGCTTTACGTGTGGACAACATTTGTGACGATACATTCCAGTACATAAACGTTCCCTTCCAGGACTTTCGAATATTGGGTGTTTGCTGTCAGAACTGTCCGATTGCAGCCGTTGACGCAAACTTCATTCTTCCCGACGCTGTTGCCGGGCAAGCTTATAACGCTTCATTCCCTATCCTTGGAAATGGCCCCTTTTCCTTGATTGTAAATAGTAAGCCCGCTTGGATGACCATTACACTTGAACCGGGCGGAAACGTTTCATTCACCGGAAATCCTGTTGCCCCCGGCGATCTTGATGAAGAAGCCGGCGTTTCAATCGTTGTCAATAATTGCGGCAAGGAAGCCTTAATTGGCCTTGATACAACAATTGGGGTATATGAAGCCCTTGTCTTCACGTTGCGTTCTGCACCCGCCGCAATTTATCGTGACATTATTCATGACGGTTCGCAATTCATTGCCGCCGGTGAATTGGTTGTTGCACATTCGGACGACGGTATCACATGGGTTGCGGGAACTAATCCAGGAAGCCCGGCGGGGGCCAACAAATGTCTTGCTTTCAAAGCGGGCTTATATGTTCTTATCCGACAAACTTCTTCAGGATTGCGCCGTTCCTTTACGAGTGCAGACGGTGTGACATTTGCCGGGGGTAGTACATTGCCTTCAAATTTCGATAGCTTGTCGGGCTTATGTTATGATTCTGTAAACGATTTATTCATTGCTGTTGGAGATTCAGGAACAGTGAGGGCCGCAACGTCACCTGACGGGTCAACATGGACGGCAAGGACGATCACAAATACAGTTACTTGGAACAGGGTTCGTCACTTGGCCGCTTTGAATGTTGCCGTTGGTATGGATAGTATTTCAACTTCAACAGACGGGATCACATGGACACCCCGGACGGTTCCTTCAGGCGATTGGGCCGACGTTGTTCACGATGGCGTTCAATACTTAGTCGTTTCCGCCGACGGTACAAATTACTTGACAAGCCCTGACGGTACAACATGGACACCCGGGGTATTTGATACAACATTGCCGGGCGCAAATATCGTTGCGGCGATCTTCGCCAATAGTCAGTATATCCAAATTTCACCGAACACAGCTAACAATCTTCACAGTATTGACGGCGATCATTGGCACGTTTCGGGCGGTGGAATTGGGAATAATATTGCCTTTGGTGACGGGCTGTTTGCGAAAGCGGGTAACAACGGGATATATACAAGTCCCGGGGTATAACTTTTTATGAACGTGCAAAATTAAGTTTGGCTTTATTATCGCTTTGGCTATGGAAAATGAAACAATGAATTCAGTCGAAAAAAAGGAAATCCGGGGACTAAGCATCAAAACAATTTGGTGGCTTGTCGCAACGACGGCGGTTGTTGTGTTCACTATATTGGGAACATACTTTTCGATCCTGGAACGATTGACTAAGATCGAAATTTCCAATACAGCGAATGAACGATACAATGACCTGAAGACCCAAACGCTTGATGTTAGAATGTCTGCCCTGGAATTAGAAGTCAGGGAACTGAAAGATAAGTTTGAAACATTTCGGATACAACATTCAAAATAGTTTTATGAGCGACGCAATAATCACGGGACTGATAACAAGCTTTACAACGATTGCAGTTGTAATAATTACCGGAAGGATCAACGCCATAGCCAACCGAAAACAGAACGAAGCGATCACGAAAAAGGTCGAAAACTATCACAAGGAAGTGAACGGCAAAATGTAAAAGTTGCTTATTACTACTGAAGCCCTTGGCGTTGAAAAAGGAAAAGCCGACGAAAAGGAAAGCCAAAAGAGGGAATCCCTGTAATTTAAAATCAACAATGTGATATGTCATTAAAAAGCTTTATGAATGAAATCCGTTGGCCGAAGGTCAATATCCGAAATCTTCTTGCTGTTGTCGTTGTATTCTCAATAACCGGAATTATTATCCTGGGCCATTACAAAGCGATCCCCGAGGTGAACAAAGAACTTATTTCCGGGGCCGTGAACCAATATCTTGTTGTTGGCTTCGCTGTTGTGATCGCATACTTCTTCGTTGCATCAAAGAACGATTCGGATTGGCAAAAACACAATCAACAAATTGACGTGTTGAAAAAGGTTCCTTTGACTGAACTGTTGGGCAAATGCAAGGACGTATTGCTTGAACGATCCGAACGGGAATCTTGGTTCAAGAAGCTTCAAGATCAATACCCCGAATACGCCGGTGTAAAGCTTGACGATTTGGTATAGTTTTGCATACACAACAATTTGTATGTATGAAAGTAGTTTCCTTGGATCGCATTTACCAACTTGTTATTGTTGCCTTGATCCTTCTTCTTCTTTGGAAGTGGAATTGCGCCGGGGGCCGATCCTGCCCGCCGATCACAACAACGATAAAGACCGATACACTTTGGAAGGAACAACCGAAGGACAGTTCCAATTGGTCAAAACCCGAACCGGCAAAAGTTACAACCGGCAAAATCCCTGAACCCCGAATTGTGATCCGTGAAGTTCCAGGGCAAGCCCCGGATACCTTCTTCGTTGATGTTGATACGGGGGCGATCCTTGCCGACTATTATGCAAGGGCAGATTATGACACGACGTACAAGTTCCCAGGGGGAAATATCCAGGTTCAGAATGTGGTCTTCCAAAACAGACTTCAGTTGCAACGTGTACTTCCGACGTTCAACACAATGGAAGTGACGACGACAATCACAAAGGCTGAAAAGAAAAGAAGGCAATTTTTCCTTGGTTTAAATGGATATGGGGGAAAACAATACCCATTGTACGGGGCCGGTCTTTCGATCACATACAAGGATAGAAAAGATCGTATGTATGAAGTCGGGCCGGTGTTGTTCAAGGATCAACCCGTAATGATCCAGGCGGGGGCAAAATTCTTGATTTCTTTCAAATGACTATATTTGAACCGAAAAACTTAGTTCGATGCCCTGTTGTTGTACCAATACTTTGAACCTTTGTAAAGCTTCCGTTTGCCAACCGGATACAATTATCGTCGGCATGAACGCCCCGGCGGACGGTGAATACAAGCTTGTTCTTGGATACCTTGGCAATGACATTGTGATCCGAAAAACTTTTGACGCAAACGATCCCCTTGTTTTTTCTGCACTCAATCTGAATGAGAAGTACACGTACACCGGCAAGATCATTGATCCGACCGGGAACACCCTTACCATTACAAACGGCGAAGGAAACTTCGATTGTGTGTCATTTCAAACCGTCCTGACATACGAAACTGAAATCGTAAATCCTTAGTCATGCAAACAATACTTGATCTTCTTGCAATAATTCTTTTGGCGTTCGTCCCGGCAACATTCAATTACTTCCTGGATTACTGTTTTGGTGATCCAATGTCAGACAAGGTATCTGACAAAGCGATCTTCTTCCGGTATTCGCTGTTCCTTGCCAAACGAAGGGTATCCATGCAAAAGGAAAAAGAAATTGTTGCGGCATTGGCCCCGTTGCTGAATAGCGACAACCCGGACACCCGGGCGCAAGGGAAGAAGCAATTGAACCTTTCATTCGTTGCGGCGGGCCGGGACTTGTTCACATGGGAACAGGCTTTTGGAATGTGTCCGTACTGTACGAATTTTTGGATCGCTTTCTTCACCGCCTTGATCGCTTATTTTTATTTCCCACTTACTGCAATTGATCCGATCCTGTTGTTCATCATGCAACCCATTTTTTCACACACAATATTGCGTAAACTTTAAAAATTTTCTACAATGGAAAAAGCGTTAATCGAAAAGTATTCGCCGTTCAACGCAAAAAATTTGACGGCGGATGAACTGAAAGCAATGCAGGACTTCACAGTTGATGACCTGAAAGAATTGTCAGAAGCTTATCCCAACAAAGGGAACCAAAAAGCTTATTTGATCCTGTTCGATAAGGGCAAGCCCGAAAACAAACAGGTGTTCCCGTTGTCCACATGGACGAACCTGTATCAACTGTTCCGCCTGGGGAACAAACAATACACGGCTTATTCCTTCAAGGGAGTATTCAACAGGCAAAAGCAAGCCGTGAAGAAAATTGCCCCGATCCAGGACTTGACCAACAAAGCGGCAAAGGAAGAATTGAAGACAGCCCAATCGCAAACGGCCAAAGCAGTGAAGCCCGTGAAGACAGCCGTTCCCGTTGCTGCCAATCAAACAGCCGTGAAGAAGGAACCAACCGGTGTCGTCACACCGAAGTCTTTCAAGAAAATGAACGTTGATGAATTGGCGGCGGCTTATAAGACAGCCTTCAAAAAAGACCCGGGTTCAATGACGAAGAAAGATTTGGTCACCGCCCTGGAAGCGAAGAAAAAATAATTTTTCACTTTTAAAATTTTATATCTATGCCTGAACAGCACGTACAACTGATGAAGGGGTTGGGGATAAGCGACGATGAAATCAAAGCAATCGAAGCCCTTACCCCGGATCAAATGAAAGCCTGGGCCGAAAAGCCGACCGATCCCGAAAGCCTTAAAATCTTCGATCCGTCGAAGTATGTCGGGAACGTTCAGACCGGTATCAAGACCAAGCTTTCAAATGATCCCGAATTCCTGAAGACAATTCCTGAAGACAAGATTGATCCGGCCATACTGAAGAAGTATGAAAGCGGTCAATATGCAAGGTTCCAAAATGAACTTGTTGAAGTCGCAACAAAGAAGCTTGGATTGGAAGATAAAGACTTGACAGCCGATGACCGGAAAAGCATTAAAGTCCTTGCGGAAAAGATCGCCGTTTCGTACCTGTCAAAGAATACGAAGGACGGATCACTGAAGGAAATGCAAACACAGCTTCAAACAGCTTTGCAATCGGTCGAAACAATGAAGACCGAACACACGACCAACCTGACAAAAGCGTTGGAAGAAACGAACGGTAAGCATACGGCCAAGCTTATCAAGACACTTACCAAAGTTGAATTGGCAAGTATTGACGGGATCACGCTGTCCGTTGGGGCTTCATTCATTTCCGATCCTGTTCTGTCTGCATTGACAGCGAAGTATGCAGTCGTCCTTGATGACAATGACAACCTTGTTCTGAAACAAAAGGAAAATCCTAAGCTTGACGTTATTGACACGGCGGGCAAGACTGTCACATTCCAACAGGCTTTAAAGGAAACAGTCGTTGCAAATAAACTTGGCGTTGTGAAAGCAGCCGACGACAAGGATAAAGACAAGGACAAGGATAAGAGGAATAAAATCATTATCGGCGGCGGTGACGGCGGCGGCGGTGAAATTGACCTTGTTCCTTCATACATTGCTGACAAGATTTCAAAAGCTCCTGTTGATAAGGAATAAACTTTTATATTGTGCTTATCTTACACGTTTGACAGGCTTCCCGCCCAATCATTGTGTAAATTTTTAGGGTTGAACTTCGGTTCACAAATCCCCTTCCTTTCCAGGCAGGGGATTTTTTTTTGTCCGTTTCGCTGGAAGGTTTACTTTTGGACTGCAATTACAATTTCTTCCTGTTGGCCCGGTATGCCTCAATACCAAAAACTCACTTCTTTTTTTGTTGGTCGGAACAGCCTTATTGTTCAAACTAAGTTTCCCCTTTGTTGGCTTATTGCCTTAAACATTCATTCAAACTTTAAATTGTTTTTATATGCCAATGGGTAATATAGGGACTTACGTTTGCAGAAACTTGCAAGCAGCCCTAATAGATTATTTCGGAAGGAACGCCGCCCAATTCAGAACATTGGGTTCCGTGTCTTTCATCAAATGGCTTTTATCGCCGCAAAATACAAACGGCTTCAGGAAGATTTCCGATGACATACAAGGTGTACCGGGTAAGAAAAGGGGCGTTGCCTTCAGGGTGGACGATCCTTATTGCTATACCCTTTGCGCCCTGAATGTGGATTGCACAACAAACAACGTTCAGTATGTTGATCCCGCTTCAAGGGAAATCGTTTTCGATCTTACCAATGCCCCTTTCCGTCATTGCGACGACCAGGGAAGACCGGTCAAACTTCGTTTCAAGGAAGCCGACCTTGAAAAGTATTGTACCATTACCAACACGGAATGGATACGCGATCAAATTCTTCGCTACCTGTTGAGGTTTGAAGAAGCCCTTGACGCTGCATTGACAACCCTTCTGAACGCTGAAGTTGGAAACAACGGCAATGACGAAGCGATCACAAACGTTCCAATTTTCACGGCTGCAAATGCTTACACGCCCAACATGGCCGTGTTGAACCCCGAAGCAATGTGGTATATAGATCAGGTTTACAAAGACCTGGGCCTTGACGGTCAATTCGGAATGATTGGCGGAACCATTATCAACAAGATCGCCCAATACAACAAATGGGCAACATGGAACGGGGCCGGTCTTGATATGAGCAAAGCCGATGCAATCAACCCATACCTGTTTTACAACAGGAATTTCAACACAACCTTTGGTCAACAGGACTTTATAATTGCTGCACCCGGGGCGCAACAGCTTGTGACCTGGAACAAGTACAAAGGCGAACGTGTACGGGGTGTCACAGACCTTTATAGCAAAGGCACGATCATTCTTCCAACAACCGGTTTGGAAGTGGATTGGAAATGGACATACGACTATTCTTGCGAAGAATGGGTGTACGAAGCTTTCCTTCATGCAGAATTGGCAACAGTTCCGAAGGGCGGTTGCGGCGACAACATGGAAAATGTCAACGGCATTATCCGTGTTCACGATTGCGGTACACAGCCATTGATCCCGGCTTGTCCTGAAGAAGCCGAAGCCTAAGAAGGCCCGGCAATTCTTCGAAGCGTTCGAAACAAGTTTTTTTTAAAGACCAATTTTTTTATATGAAATCATTTTTGAAAATCGTTTTGCTGTTGGCCGTCTTTACGGCGGTAATACAGCCAACCGTCGAAGCCCAAATATTGACCCGACAGGTGACAACCGGAAACAAAAAAGATAGTGTCACGGGGGCCGGGACGAAATACTTCAGCTTCTTTAGTACACCGTCCACTGTGACAGGGGTATCATTTTCCGGGCTGAAGGCTTCAACAGGCGGCGGAACTGTCAGTTCATACATTATCCTGCAAGTCAGAACGGATACAATGCCGGGGACTGCAACGGGTTCGTGGATTGATTACGTGTATCCTGGAACAACGAAGCGGGACACCTTATTTATGACCGACCTGACAACCGTTCAGGGTTATCAATGGCCGGTTCCTGTTCAGTTCTTCAACGGTGTCCGGGCAAAGGTTGTGTCAACGGGGGCGCAAAAGTTCTATGTATATTTTTCACACCTTCGACGGTGAAACTTCTTTCCCTTTTATCAGTTGAGTCTGTTCGATCCCCTGTCATTACAAGGCAGGGGTTTTTTTATTCGAATAATCCGCCGCCCGTTACCTGCAACGGTTCACCCAGGCGGACGCAATCCTTCAATTGCCTCCAAACGAACTTTGAAAATATCCGGGGCTTAGCCCAGGTCAAGACTTCCTTGGCCCTTGTTGTTTCCAGTTCTTCCGTTTCGATTACAATTTTATGAACAGTCCGAAGCGATCCGGGCTTCGTTGTTGTTGAATAAGCTATTATCATAAGCGAAAAATACAATGTGATCCGGTTCCTCGCAATAGTAAAATCCCTTAGTAAAAATGTCATTTTAGAATGAAAAAATACCTTTTCAATGTAAAATATAGTTTACTTACTGATTCGCTTTGTATATTTACATATCATTTTAACCCTAAAAATTATACAATGGCAAAGAAAACAACCCTTGAAACAATCTGCAATAAGTATTGCACGATCCAACACAATGACGATAATTACTCAATTGGCGGTGGTTTAGACGGAAGTAAATTCGCAAGCCGTAGGCATGAAGACGCTAAGAATGATGATGGTAAATTGACAGAAGGCCAAGCGACACAATTATTTAAAAAGGCAACAGGATTGGAATTAGACGTTGTGAAAGAAATCATAAACTATGCAGTGCCGAATATGGAGTGGCATCATGCCGGCAAATTGCCAAAGTCTTACGGCGGCGGGATGAAAAAAACATATTTCTTAAATGCTTCTGAAATTTGCGACGTTGCTAAAAATTGGAATCAATATGCGGAAAAGCTTGATCTTTCAAAAGCAGCCGCAAAGGTAGCGGCTGAAAACAAAAAAGATTTGGAACAACGCAAACACGATTTCTTAACTGCCAACGCTAAAAGGTTTGAAAGATTATCAGCAACACCGGCACGTAATTATATTTTAACAGCAACAGAAATGAATGGTAAATACGGATGGTTCGATAGCACTTATAAGTCTTATAAGTTGCCTGAATATTTTTCAGGGTGGGAATTTGAAAGCGAAGAAAAGTATAATCAATATTTAAACATAGAATAATGAGAATAAGATATTCGTCCTTCACATGGACGCCAACACAAATCGCCTTTCTTCTCGAAAATTGGAACAAAAAAAGTGCAACCGAAATCGGTTCAAAGATCAAGAAAAGCAGAAGCGCAGTATTGGGCAAAGTCAGGCGATTAGGATTGAAAAAATAATTAATAACCGACCGGGAGAAATCCCGGTCATTAAACTTTTATTATGGAACGCTTAAAAATCAAACTTTCGATGTTGAAGCCGAATGACTTCTTCCAATTGCATGACGAAAATGGTGCATTGTATTATCAATTGGCCACAAAGGTTGAAGGAAGATATTCATATTACTACGTTGACGAAAACGAAGTGACTTTGTTCAAGGTAACTGAAGACAAGGAAGTATATGAAGTCAACGAAGTCCCGGAAAATTTGTTGAAGAACCTTGGCCGAAATAAGGCCGTTCTTTCTGTTGAAATAAAGATGAAGTATATAATCAGCCGGGTCGAAGCCGGGCCATTGACTTCATACGAAGAAGGTGAATTATTCGAATTGCTTGAAAGATTTTCGAACAATGATTCTATTTATAACATTGCAGTAAAGAACCATTTCCTTGCAAAGAACGCCGGGTCGGACGTGGATACATGGGACTTGATCGCCGGGCTTGCATCGCAATGTATGGACGACTTGTTCACAATGGTATGTTGCTTCAATCAAGATACTGTCATTTACTTATTACGAACTGTTAAAAAATAAGCATGAAAAAAGACATTTTTGAAACAGCCGACACCAAGCCCAAGAAGGATATTGTAATCTTTGAGATCAACGACACGGGCCGTCAACACGAATACAAAGCAGCGACGGGATATGTGGACGCTTTCATTGGCTTCCTGGAAAGCCTGGGATACGAACCAACCCGCAAGTATGAACATTCGACGGACATTCAACTTGATGGTATTTCGTTCGGCATAAACACCGGCAACGCTTCATATATGAGCAAGAACATTTACACCCGGGATCACTTTGTCAGGAAGCCGGACAACCGTTGGATTAGTCTTGAAAAGGGCTTTGAAAAGATGGCCGTCAAGGTATATATCAACAAAGAAATGGATGCCGCCAAGATAAAGAAACAGATCAATGGGGCCATCGAAAAAGCCAAGGGGCAGTTTAAGGAAATTGAAGACACAAGGGCCAAGGACAAAGCCAATTCAATTACCATTGGCGAACATTATTCGAAATGTAAGTTGGTTATAAGGCATTGCCGGGGCATATATATCGAAAAGGGTGTATTATCGTTTGACTTGAAGGGGTATTCAAGTATTCAAATCAAAGCCGACGGTTCGTTCATGGGCTTCAGCTTATATTTTTCAAAGGTGGAAACGATAACCGACATTCCGAAGGTTGCCGGGATCATTGAAAAGGAAATGAAATTCGTCGAAGCCATTGCCAAGGAAGTGACCGGGTTCGCCAAGCTGTCCGCCGATCTTCAGGAATGGACGGTCAAGGCTTATCACGTTCGGTATGACGTTCAGAAAAAAAAGCTTTTTGAATATTAAAATTTTAGCCATGTTTTTAGTAAAAGAAAATGATGTGTATAAGCGTGAACGGGTAGTTGAATTCACCAACAACGAAACGATCACATTCAAACAGCAGGAAATTGCCGTGTACCAAAAGCATGAAAGCGATTGGTACATGACCATTGCTTTGGAAAAATCCGACTTGGTGAAAGAAGACAGACACCTATTGACGTACAAGCTTCTTGTTGATTATCGTTGGGCTGTTCGTGAAGGGTTCAACCATGAACTTGACAAAAGCCTGAAGAACCCGTACAGCTACCCCCGGAACAGAAATACAGTCAAAGGAATACAGGGATATATTGCCCGAATTGTAAAGGCTTCGGAAGCCGAAATGAAATCATTATGACACCAACAGCAAAGGGGTATTTTTCGGGTTGCGGAGGTATGGAAATTGGTTTGATGCAAGCCGGGGTTCAAATGATCCAATCGCTTGACCTTGATCCCCGGGCCGTGAATACGATGAAGCGGAACAATCAATACTTTGGTCACTCTGTATTACAACAGGACATAAAGGATATGACAGTTCTTCAGCAAAAGTCAAGTGACATTATTGTTGGAACTTATCCATGTACAAAGTATTCGACGATTGCAGACATTCACGGGGCAAGAACCGGCGACGATCTTTTTCTTCACTTCTTCCGTCATATAGCAATCGAACAGCCGGAAATGTACATTGTTGAAAACGTTCCAGGAATGAAGAAGTTTCCAATTGTCATGGAAGCAATGACGAAGTTGCCGCAATATTATATCAACGTGTTTTGCCCAATGAAGGCTTGCAATTGGTTGCCGCAAAAACGTGACCGCCTTATCTTGATCGGGACGAAGAAGCCGGTCTTCATTATGGAACCGAACCGGGCGAACAACCGGCCCCGGATAAAAGATATTTTGGAAATCAATCCCAATATCAACATTCCCGACAATGTTTATTCAAGGCTGAAGGGCAAGTATAGGGACAAGCCGATCATTGTTGATCCAAGCCAACCCGGGGCCATTGCGCCGACTTGCGTTGCCCATTACGCAAAGGATCAAGGAACCCGGCTTGTCATGGATAAGAACTTCAAACACGGTGTCCGGCCCTTTACAATAAGGGAATACGCCCGCTTGCAGGGCTTCCCGGATGACTTCAGCTTCGACGAAGAACTTTGGTCATATCAACTTATTGGCAACGCCGTCCCGGTTCCAATGGCCCGGTGGATCGGTCTTCAGGCAATGAAATATTTTGCATAGTAAAAGCCCCGGTTCGCCGGGGTTTTTCATAGGACAAATACTATCCGCTTTATCTTTGTAATATATATTTTACATTTATAAACTTAGTTTTCTACCTTTACGGCAATTCGAATTCACCCAAAAATTTACAGAATGAAAAAATCCCTTCACAATCCCAAGGAACTCAAACAACTTGTTGATGTCCTGGAATATCAAGACAGCGTTAAAAAAGACCTTGTACTTGATTCAGCAAAACACCTTCACTTTATCGGCGGGCAATTGGTTCTTCTTGATGGCAAGAAGAAGATCAAGTTGAACCCGACCGAACACTTTCACACCCAGGTTGCCGAAAAATTCGACATACCCCGGGGGTATTACAAAAAAATGTTGGCCGACGCAACGAAGCTTCTTGACAGCAACGTGAACCATTGGTTGAAGTCAGAAAGTAAAAACCTTCTTCTTCGTACGTTCCAGGGCGGGGCCGATTATTACAAGTCCACTGCCCGGGCCTTATTGTCAGACCGGTATTCAATGATTGACAATTATGCTGTACTTATGGAAGCCCTGGAAGCGATCAAGGAAACGGGCTTGAAGATCGAAGTCGTGAACGCCGAACTTTCGGAAACAAGAATGTATCTGAAGGTTGTTTGCCCGGACGTTGAAATCAAAGCCAAGGAACTGTTGTACATGAACAGGCAATCCGTTGATCTTGGCGTTGGGGTCATTTCAGGCTTTACCCTTTCCAATAGTGAAATCGGGGCCGGCTCATTCAAGATCACACCCAGGGGCGTTGTGTTGGCTTGTACCAATGGCCTTATCAGTACGAAGGACGAATTGAAAAACATTCACCTTGGTTCTAAAATGGAACAATTGGGCTTCGATAAGAACAAGGACGTTATGCGGGCCAACCTGAAGTTGATCCGGGAACAGATCAAACACGCTGTCAAAATCTTCCTGTCAAAAGAGTATCTTAAAAAACTGATTGACGTTTACAAACAACTTGGGGACAAGCCCATTGAAGCCCCAATCGAAAAAGTCATACAGGTTGTCGGGAAAGAATATCAAATCAGTGACGAACGGAAGTCTTCGATCCTGAAGTATTTCATCGAAGGCGGTGATACCCGAAGAATGGGCCTTGCTTCAGCAATGACCCGGGAAGTACAAGACCTTCAGAACGCCGATCAAAAGCATGAAACGGAAGTCGCAAGCTTCGATATGTTGAACAACTTCGACGCAATCGAAAAGGCTGCTTTCAAGATAAAAATTTCAGCATCTTAAACAATCATTATTCATTTAAAAAATCGAAACAATGGCAGACATGGTAAAGCGGAACAATATTTTTTTGATTCCGTTCACGAAATTGAAAATCCTTGACAACTTTAATGACCGTCAAGACTACGGGACAACTGAAGAAATGAACGAATTGACTGAAAGCATTTACAACAACGGTTGCCGGGTTCCCCTTATGGGATACAAGGACGGCGAAAAGTATGTTGTCATGCAAGGTCATCGTCGCTTCAGGGCCGGGGAAAAGATCAAGGAAAAGTACAAGAAGACAATCATTTATAAAATGATCGTGTATCCCCCCGGTACAACTGACAAGGAAATGTTGCTTGATACATTGCTTACAAATTCCGGGAAGGATTTGACCCCGTTGGAAAAAGCTTCAGTCGTCACGAAGTTGATCGCTGAAAAGGCAACTACAAAGGAAATTGCCGCCGCCTTGGGCGGGGTGTCCGAAGTGTACGTCAAGAACCTTGATCGCCTGTCTTCGGCCCCGGAAGAAGCCAAGAAGCTTATCCGTGACGGTGTGGTATCCGCAACCCTTGTGATCGGGTATCTGAAGAACAAGAACGCCAACATGGAAGAATTCATCCAGGAAGTGAAGAAACAAGCCGAATTGGAAGGATCGGGAACCGGCAAGGGAAAAGGCAACAAGAAGAAACAGGCCAAGGTAACGGCTAAAAAGGTCACTAAAAAGGACGGGGCCAAAGGGTCAAGCCTTGCGGAATTCAAGCGATTTATGAAACAGAACCCGGACACGTTCGAAAGCAAAGACAAACAAGCTGCTTACGAGTTCTTCACCCAGGTCATAAACAACAAGGTGTCATATCTTGAAATCCTTTCATGGTTCACCGGTAAATAATTGATATGCCGAAACTTAAAGACAGCGTTCCACGTACAACGTTGGAACAACAACAGATCAAGGCAATTGGCCGGGCGTTTAGAATCGCCCGGCTTGACCTTGATCTTCAGCTTCAACAAATCGCTGAAGCGTCCGGGGTGTCCCGGCTGACAATTGGCAAGATCGAAAAAGGAACCCTTGCCAATGTCAGCTTGGAAACTTTGAACCGGATTGCAACGGCCCTGGATATGAAGATCACATACACTGTTGAAGCCAAAAAGAAGAACTAAGTTTTTAACTCTAAAAATTTATAAAATGCAAGAAGTAAAAATTCATCTATTCGTTTTCGGCGAAGGTTGGAAAGAATTCAAGACAACTGATGTTGAAGAACTTAAAGCCCGCAACATTACCATTCACAACCGGGCATCCATAGGGTACGGGGCATCCATAGGGGACGGGGCATCCATAGGGGACGGGGCATCCATAGGGAACCGGGCATCCATAGGGAACCGGGCATCCATAGGGAACCGGGCATCCATAGGGTACGGGGCATCCATAGGGTACGGGGCATCCATAGGGAACCGGGCATTCATAGGGTACGGGGCATCCATAGGGTACGGGGCATCCATAGGGAACCGGGCATTCATAGGGGACGGGGCATCCATAGGGAACCGGGCATTCATAGGG